AATGTACTGCAATACTTGCAGGAAGGAAACAAAAGAAAAGTAAAATACACAAGATAAAATAAATGAAAGACTTATTAGAACAAACCCGAAAGAAACCCTTCAGAGGTATTCAAAAACGAATCGCAGACCAATTAGGCATACACCCACAGACAGTAAACAATGCTTTACTTGGCAGGCTTGTACGTATGGATCAAGCAACACGAGAGCAAATAATAAAACTTTTTAAAAATCAATATACAGAAATAAACAAACAAATTAAAAATTAAATTATGACAGAAGTAAAAACAAAAAAAGTAAAAATTAAACTAAGTAAATTTCAAAAATACTTATTAGGTAAAGCCCTTAAAAACGAAACCGACAAAATTCAATTAGAGTTAGAAAATAATAATTCCGAAATTATAAGGGATTTAATGGGAGATTTATTATTTCAATATTTAGAAATTCATAAACAAATTAACAAATAAAAAAATGGCAATTATCGCAACAAACACCGCAACATCATTTGACCGTGAACCAATCGCAGCTGGCAGCTATGCAGCAAGATGTTATTCAATGATCCAATTAGGCACCAACGAAGAGACCATTCAAGGTGTAGCAAAGAAACTAAACAAGGTAAGAATCACATGGGAGTTACCAACTGAGACCAAAGTATTCAAAGAAGAAAATGGTGAACAACCGCTTGTAATTAGTAAAGAATTTACCCTTTCAATGCATGAGAAATCAACCCTTCGTCAATTCTTGGAATCATGGAGAGGTAAAACATTTACAGAAAATGAAGCATTGTCATTTGATGTTACCGCACTAATTGGCAAACCTTGCCTTATCTCTATTAGTCATAAGGTAGCAAAGAATGGCAACACGTATGCTAACTTGACCGGTGTTAATCTACTCCCAAAAGGTATGGAATGCCCAGCACAAATAAACGCTGATCAAGTACTTGCATTTGATGATTTCAATGAAGATGTTTTTAATTCACTCCCAGACTTTCTAAAAGATAAGATTGTTTCAAGTGATGAATTTAAAGCTATGTCAAAGCCTAATGAAATACCAGTGGATGAAACTGATGAAATACCATTCTAAATAACATTTTAATGAATAACCTTTTTATCAAGATAAGTGAAGAAAGTTTTGCTAAAGTACCTCATGAATTTAGACAATTTTTTGAGGTGCTGAAAGCGGAACCAGATGATGATGAACTTTTTGAAAATGATGAACATTATCGAAAACTGGTAAGCACTTACCGCAAAGCAAGCAAAGAATTAAGGGACTACAAATATGATAAACGTCACAAATGACCTTTGATCTTTCAAATAACTATGATGTGAACAAGGCCCAGACAAAGTTTGCGGCCTTGATTGCATCCGGTAAGAAGATTGAATTGAAAGAAATCAAACAAAAACGATCACTATCACAAAACAAATACTTTCACGTGGTTGTGACATTATACGCCATTGCCTATGGTGCAACACTGGAAGAAGCTAAAACCGATTTAAAGCGTGACTATGGCCTTATCTACGAGAAAAAAGGTAAGAAGTACCTAATGAGTAGTGCAGACCTTGACAGTCTTATAATGACCCAATTTATTGACTACATTAGAACCAAAGCCGCCAAAGAATTAAACACATACATCCCAACAAGCGAAGAATACTTATTAAACCACTTTGCCATTGACAAAGAAATAAACACACACAAAGAATACCTATGAACATAAAGAACTTAAGAAAAGAAATTAACGATAATAAACAATTGCTTACCGCAATGGGCATATACATAAATGAATTAGAAGATCGCCTAAAAAAGAATGGTTATATGAGCGAAAGAATTATGCAGTTAAGGACAAAACACAACCTGCAAAATTCCGATAATCAATACATGCAAATAGCTTACTCTTATGAAACAAACTTTGATTTGTTGATGTCTGTAATTTCATATTACTACAAAGAAAGTCCAGAAGAAATAAAAGGTAAGTGCAGGAAACAAAGGTTTGTTGTACCGCGACACATGTTTAGTTATTTAGTTAAACAATACATGCCCAACATGGTATTAACCGACATTGGTTCATATTTAGGTGGCCGTGATCATTCGAGTGTGATACATGGGCAACAATCAATTGAAACGTTTTTAGGCTTTGATAAGAAGACAAAACGTGACTATGCGGCAATCGTTCAACTACTAAATGAGATTGCAGCAAATAACAATGACATTGCATATTTAGAAACCAATGCTTATTTAGAAGCAGTCTAAACGTGATAAATTAGTTTTGCATATAGTTTGTTTTATATATTTGCATCAGATTAAAAGATAAAAACATGAACGTAAAAGCAAACTATCAAAAAAGAACATTCACAATTAGAACTGAAGCAAGCAAGTATCGCACATCTCAATTTTCAAAAGATGAATTTGAAGATCTTGAATTTAACACTGTTGCGGATTGGTCAAATTTTTTATCAACTTCTAATAACTATTTTGCAGTATGAAAGAAATGATTTTAAGAGTAGGCACAATGATGATGCCTTTGGGCTTTATGGTTTCACTTGTTGATTACCCAATGTATGCAGGCATCACGTTTTTAGTTGGGTTTATATCCCTTCTTGAACTTATAAGTATAAAAAAGAATAAAAAAATTAAACTCTAATGTTTATTATTGAGCAACAAACCATGCGGTTATCGGAGTAATCTGGTAACCGCTTTTTTGTATTAACATTCCAACATTAACCGCCTTTTGATAGATTAGTGCATGAAATATCCGTCAAAATTCATGCAGTTTACCTCAGAATAAATGCGTAAAACGTGCTATTTGGCCGTGTTCTTTTGAGTGCAGGAAACCTTCAATTGCTTTGGGTGCATGTTGGTATCCATTCCGGTGGTGCCATGAGTCTGTGCCACTTGGTGACCTTAATGATTCAACCGTTACACCTTGATAATCTTTTGAAGTCTTGTGGTGAACGTGGTGCGTATACACATACCGGTGTTTAGTATTACCCCATTCATTTGATTCCACCGCCATCAACAAGGGAAGATCTTGTGGCTTTGCACCATCGCCGTGTGTGGTTCCAATTAAGGATGTACCATAAGCAAAGTACTTTCGATGGGCAATAGAACAGTCAAAGGTTATATTTTTGTTGTTTCTAAACCATGAACTAATGCAGTCGGCCAAGAAAAAACCCGATTGGTAATCGTGATTACTGGGATTAAAATGAAACACAACATCAGCCACTGGAATCAACATTTCAAGTACATCCACATACACTTGTTTAGCTTTGAGGAAATTACTATACCACATTCCATCCGTATCTTGTGGTGTTCCGCTTGTGGTTTGTCTTTTTGGATTGTCTATGTGCAGAATATCGTTACCACCGATAAAAAGTATCTTATCTATGTTATACCCTTGCGATTTGTCAATGATGCCTTGTACCCCCTCTAAAACACGTCTCACGGCAATGTTTGTATCATAGTCTTCACCAGTCTCAAATGCTTCACACAATTTGCCAATGTGAACATCAGCAGGATCAATGACTAATAGGTGACCATCTTTTGATTTATTCCTTTTTATAGTCGGGTACTTTGGCGAATAGCTTTTTAATTCCGCAACTAATTTGTCACGAATTTGATCGTATGAAACCGCACCTTCATAATCTGGATTGGTAAAGAATAAAGAAGTATCTTTTGTTTTAACCCATCCATGCTTAACATCTTTTGTTGGAACACCGGCATCTTCACAGTATTCATTTACCTTTGATTTGTAGAATGAAAAGTGTTGTTTAATTGTCAGTGGCGCTTTGCCCACAATGCCGCTTATTCTAACAAAGTAATCCTTTCTTGTTTCGTTGTCCTTTTGTGGGTTCTGTGCGAATGCTTCAAATGTTGGATCTAATTGGCTCATGTTTATGTGTGTGTTTGTGTTTATTTTCTTAATTCAAAGTGCATCCAGTCATATCCCTTTTCTACTCCAAGACTGATAAAACCGTGCCGGTAGAATATGTCAATCATTGGTTGATACTCTGGCCGTGCAAACCTCGCAGTCTTTGCGGTTTCTTTTAATTTGTTTCTTGCCGGATCTAAGTCAATGGCAATTGCCCATGCGTGTTTTGACCAACTTGTTCCGCCCCTCATCTTTCTATAATTAAAACAACCCCCAAACAAATCAATTCCAAGCCGTTCTATTTCCTTCATTCCATACTCAGCTAACAAATCATTGAACACATTTAGAAATGCTTCTGCTGCTAACTTATGACATCTCATTTTGGAAACTTTAGTATCTAAATCCCACGCCAATTTCATGGGATAAGGTAACTGTATAGTAGTTAGATAACCTTCACCGGTCTCATTTGGCAAACCGTACTTTTTAACAATCTCATTTGTGGTCATCATTTCTTCAATCTTTCTACAATATTAGTGACCCCTTCAATTGCTATGTAAGCGGTTGAAATAATTACCCAGTCTTCAGACCTAACAGAACCAATAAACAACCCAATGGATGCAACCACAAAAACGGTTAGTTTGCGGCTTACCCACTTGGATAAGATAAGATCAATCTTTTCCTTTCGGCTCATCCTTGCGTAATTTAATCCATCTTTCTATTGTGTAACCAATGGAGACAACCAAAAGAATAAATTTCAGTGCCATGTCAAGATCACTGAATGACACGGCAAAAGATAAGATGTTTAGCAAATAAACTTTAAGATCCGATAGCATCATTTACTTCTGGAATTACGCAAAGTTCACTATCTGGATAAGCCTCACAATATGACTTAAAATAAGCTGCCTCATAGCCTCCAAATATATGAAGTTGTGTGGTTGGCTTCGGAAACACTTCGAATGGCTTAAAAGACGCTAAAGGTGTTCTAAACCATAAGATGTCAACCGCCCACGTTGTGGCAAGGTCTGTGCATACTTTATCACCTTCTTCGTTTAGTTCGTATGCCTTGCAGATATGCCCTAACTCAACAACTGCAACGTCTTTGTAAGTGTAGACCTCGTTACCTTCTGTATCGGTTGTCTTTACTTGTATCTTACTTTGGAATTTAGACCATTCTGCTTGGTCTGTGAATTCGTATTTTGAATATTTTGTCATATTATTTATAAGGTAGTGAGGGTTGCAAGTTGTGCGTTTGTTAACCTTGTAGGAAAAAGGATAGATTTATTTAAAACAAGCGTTTCAAGATTAGAGATTGTGCTTGGGCTTGTGCCGCCTATAACAATTTGAGATGTTGCTGGAATTGTTCCAGTTGCTGAACTTGATGCAACACTATTGCCGTCTAAATATAAAGCAAATTCTCCGCTTTTATATGCAAGGGCTAATTTATGCAGTCCAATAGTTATTGCCGTAAATGAAAATAATGACAAACTAAAACTTGTACTAAAGTTATTAATAAATAACCTTGACAAATTACCGCTTCCAGCCTCATTAATACCTAAAAAAATATAGTTATTAGTAGTACCATCGCTTAGTATTATTCTACTAACATTAGATGGATTTAAGTTTATTACATCAATGTCAACAAACAAAGTTCCTTGCGTCTGACCTATCAAACTACTAATGCCCGTCTTGCTTGCACTATCCGCCAATCTTGTCACCGCAGTTGAGGTGGTGGGGATGTACGAGGTGGCATAGCTTGAGGCTTCTAATTGTGCGCCATAAATTGAAATGTCACACGAATAATTAGTATCCCCCGTTTGGTCGCGTAAACCGATTGTTATGTAATCTCCCGCTGATTCCGTTAGCGTTATTCTCTGCCATTGTGGTGTTACAACAAATGCCGTTGTGTTACTCGATGTTCTAAAATATATATTTTGGTTAGAACTTGTATTACTTTTTACCCATATACTACCCGTGTGCGTACCGCTTGCACCGATTGTTTTTTGGATAAGAGAATAACCATCAAATCCTAAAGTACATTGTAAACGGTCTGCATTCTGCGTTCCATCTGGGCTTGTTGCATAATTTGCAGTAACTACGGGAATAGTTGTACCCGTTCCACTAAATATTTTATCCCACGCCGCATTACTAAAATCCTCCGAATAAGTAACCAAGTTTGTTGACTGCTTCTCCAAAAGTAACGAGCCGCATCCCGAAGTGTAGTCTATTCGGGGAACGTTTAAACGGTCTGTGGTTGGAAAGTAAGGTTTAGCGGTTGCGCCTATGTTTAGTTGTGCGCCCCAAATGAAAACACCTTTAACGCCATCTCCAGTAAAATCCGCACCTCTTGCAGCAGTTCCAGAATCAATTAAAGTTCCAGCAGAAGAAGAAGTAGAGCCAGTATAATTTGAACTAAAAGTAAAAGACAATCTAAACCATCCATTGCCTATATTTGTAATTGAACCGTCAACATAAGTTCCTCCAGTAATAATACCAGTTTCTATATTAAAATTAATATAATTTGTACTTACAAAACTTGGAACTAATAACTGGTAAAAAGAAGTGTTAATATACTTTGCATAAATAGTATTAGTGTAAATTTGACCAGCAATATAATTAACACCAATTTCAGCAGTCTGTCCGCTGGTTGAATTTGAAGAAAGCAAAGTGTCTGCCGTTGTTGTTCCGTTTGGAGCTATTGTTGAATTTGCTACAATAGTACAATTGTATTTTGTCCAAAGGGCGTTATTAAACTCCTCACTATATCTTGTTAAATTAACTGGACTTTCTTCAATCAATCCTTCAGCATTCACCCTTGTTGCGGTGCTTGCTCTTGTGAAGGTCAAATCGCCACTTCCATCGGTTGGCTTTAAACTATATATTTTATCCTCTTTGTAGCCGCTTGGGTACATTATAAGGCTGGCGTCAGTGTATAAACTCATTGTATTCTCGTAAGTTGTTTTATTGCATTAGTTGCACACGTTTCATTCTCTACTATTCCACCATCACTTTCAACGCGTAATCGATAGGCATCAAATATAATTTGGCCTAATGACACACCGCCTTTAATGGCACTATATTGATACCCAAACCCAAACATTTATAGTTTGATTAAAAGTACTGAACCGGTTGTTATTGTTACCGTTTTGAATGGCTTACCGCTTGCAGGTGCTAACACCATACCGCTTGTAATAGTCTTACCGGCAATGCCCCATTCAGCTACAATATCGTTGTCATCTGTATCTGTTAACGCGCTAAAAGCTACGTCATCATTTACAACTAAAAATCTGTAATTTGTGCTATTTGTGCCTGTTACTGTTGCGCCGCTATCTGCATATTTGCCACCTTTTAAAGCAACTAATTCTTCTATTGTCATTTTCTTTTATTTTATAAGTTATTCATTTCATCAACTAAACACGCTAAGTTTTCTAATATTGCGCCCTCTGCTGAAATTGTTTGTACTAAGTCTTGTATGTCTCCTTGTGGCATGCCGGTAATGTTTTCACGCACTGAATATTCCATTATCACACGCGCGCACTGGCTTGAATTGTCAAATAATATTTCTTGATTGCTTAAAAGTGTTTGATCTATTCTTTTGCCGCCTATTATTCCCTTGTATCGGTAAAGTTTAAATTCAACCATATCCGCTATGTTTGAGGCTTGTAAAAAACCACCATTGCCATCTTTGGCCTTTGATGCATAAATGTTTATTTCAACATCATGGTTGATTATTGAATAACCATCTTTGTAGTTTTCCGGTGTGCTTCTTTCGGTTATTACAATACGCGGAAATAGGTTTTCTTGTGGTGCTAAACCAAAGTTTAACTGCTCAACCAAGTTTGTCACCTCTGGAACATTTAAGATTTGATATATTG